CTCTTTTGAACTTTTATAGTATCAATATTAATTAAAGCAGGTACTTGTGTTTTTCCATCATCTGGACAAGTAACCATAACTTCAATATCCTCTCCAACAGATTTACCACGAATATTCAAAAACAAATACTCTATATCAAATGTTGAAAGTTTTTCAACCTTTATACCTTTTGTAAGAATACAATGAGTGATGACGTTCTTGACTGCATTTGCAATTTGTTTGGTATCCTGAGATTCCATTGCAAGAATAAGAATCTTCTCTTCTTTAACTAAAAAAGGTCTAAATTTTATTTTTCTGTTTGATGAAGGCAACACCAACTCATAGGTTGGAGTTGAAATGGTTGGTAATGGCATAATAATTATAGCACTTCAGTAAAATTATTTATAGAGGTTTTTCAAACCTTAAATTAGTTCAATTGACCTGTACTATTCAACATATTAATAGTGCTTTGTACAGGATTTCCACCAATTAATGATGTAAATGTTCCTGTTGGATTTGTTTGTAAATTCAAATATCTAAAAGTTGAACGTGCAGCCATCTCATTTAGTTGATCATCTTTTAATGACATTCCATCTTTTATTGGGTTTCCTCTACCAAATCCTAAATCATTATAAGCTCTTCTTAAATCTCTTGCGAGTGATGATGATTCACCTGAGATATACCTATCATAACTGAAAGAGCAAGTCGCTTTTAAGACTTGTGAATTACCATATTGAACACGAACAGAGTTTAAAGACAAGGGAAATAAACCAATAAATCTATATTCTAAAAACTTTTTATGATCTCTTTCAAATTTAACAATTGTTGTATCATTTGATTTATAATCTCTTGGATAATTTAATTGAAAATAATAAGTATCATTACCAGGATCTGTTTGATTTCCACCAGTGATATATTCCATCCAATGCTCTAAGAATTTCATTGTTTTATATTCATTATCAACATAAAATTCAAAATTAACTTGAGTAAAATTACGAGTATGAGCAAATCTCTCAACCATACCTTGAAAATCACCAGTGATATTTTGTGATGCTAATGCACTTCCTGGCAAAGCCGCATTGTAACATAATAATCCAACATTATCTGCAATGAATCTTGAGTCTATACCCTTTCTTCTTAAATGATTTCTTAAACCACTTGGTGGTAATGAAAATCTTACAAAATAATTTGATGTCTGAGCCACATTTTGTAACTTAGGCATTATATCTGATATTCTTCTCGGTCTTGGTGCTGGCACTCTAAATACAACTATAGTATAGTTATTTAGATGTCTTACAAGGGAAAATACTATCCTTCATTTCCCAGAAAGTATAAAGGTGATCCAACTAATATTATTTACAGATCACTTTGGGAAAGAAAGTTCATGGTATATTGTGACAAAAATCAAAATATTTTAGAGTGGGCAAGTGAAGAGATAGCGATACCTTATCGCTCTCCAATTGATAATCGAGTGCATAGATATTTCCCAGATTTTTATATGAAAGTGAAAGAAACAAATGGTAAAATAAAAAATTATGTAATTGAAGTTAAACCAGCAAAACAAACAAAACCACCAGTGAAACCAAAAAGACAAACTAAAGGATATATTCGTGAAGCATATGAATATGCAAAAAATCAAGCAAAGTGGAAAATGGCAAAAGAGTTTTGTGCAGATCGTCAATGGGTATTTAAAGTAGTTACAGAAAAAGAGTTAGGAATATGAGTAGAATAGATCCGATAATGAAAAATCTTGTCGGCACAGAAAGTGCAGATGATTTAGCGACAGAAATATTAGGAGTACTGACTGAAGGAAGTAATGTTCCATCGGTTGGTAATTATTATGTGTTTGCCTATAGAGCTAAGACACCTGGTATTCCATATGATGTTCATCCACTTGTTGCAGTTACTGGAGTATTTGATTGGGGATTCAAGGGATTAAATTATCATTGGGGTGATGTAAGAAATTATACATATCCAGAAGTCATAGGTGGATTATATCAAGTAGATGAAATGGAACTAAGAGATTTAAGAACAATTCCTTTTGTCAAAATCGTACTAAATAGTTAAAAATTAGGTCGATATGCCAAGAACAAGTGGTTACAGAAATAGGGGAAAAAATAAAACCTTATCAAGAAAAGAATTAATAAAGAAATATGGATTGTCTTCTTTTAGGGAAGACCCACAGGAACAGGCGGCTCTGAATGCCTCAAAACCATCACCAGACTTTTCAAAAGATCCGAAATATAAGAGCACAGGTGGACCAAATGGAAATAAATTCATAGGAGATAAAAATACAACTGGGGGAACAGGAGCAAAGGAAACCACTCCTCGAAGACAAAATTTCAAAATGAGACTAGGATATCCACTTGCAAGAGGACCTGGTGAAAAAACTGGTGACACACTATTAATTAAGTGTATTGAATATATGGCACCTGAAGGTGGAGTAGGTGGACTTGGATTATCATATAAAGAGGAAAAATCAGTTGTTACAGAGAACGGAAAGTATAGGGGTAAATCCCTTAAAAAGGGAGATGTAGTTACAACTGGATATAGCGGTGTATCGATGAATGTGACTGATGCAAATAGTCGTATGAGTCGTAATCAAAATATAAAATATTATGTAGAATTACCTATCCCTCAAGAAGTAAGTGATTCTAATACAGTGAGTTGGGGTGAAGATAAAATGAATATATTTCAACTCGCAGGTATAACTGCAGCAAGTCAATTTCAAAAAGATGCAGGGCAATCATTTCAACAAGCACTTGATTTCATGCAAAAAGGAATATCTTTTAAAGGGTTTGATGAAGGAACACAAAACGCAATAAGAAATGCTATAAGTGGTGCTGCTATCAATCAACTTGGTGGAAACGTAAGTATGTCAAGTATCATATCTAGAACAACAGGTCAAGTATTAAACTCAAACCTAGAGTTATTATTTGGTGGAGTAAACCTTAGATCCTTTCCTTTCAGTGTTACATTTACACCAAGATATTATGAAGAAATGATGGAGGTGAAACAAATAATAAGACAATTAAAGAGTTCAATGAATGCAAAAGGTAAAACAATGAGTGCTGGTTCAGCATCAGGTGCATTTCTTAAATCTCCAGATGTTTTTTCACTTCGATATCTACATAATGGACAAGATCATCCATTCCTCAACCAATTTAAGATGTGTGCTTTAACAGGAATGAGTGTTAATTATACGAACGCTGGAACATATGCAAGTTATGAAGATGGTTCACCTGTAAGTATAAGATTGAACATGACGTTCAAAGAGCTCAATCCTATCTACTCTGAGGATTATGATGGTATGGGTGAATCAGATGGAGTTGGATTCTAATGGGATATTTTAGAGAACTTCCTGATATTGCATATCAGTCACCACTTTTACATAAAAATTCTTCAAAAGATTTTCTTCTAATAAAAAATCTTTTTCGTAGAACTAAACTATATGATTTTTTAGAAAGTAATATTTCATTATTAGATAAGTTCACAATAGGAGATGGTGATCGACCAGATACAGTAGCAGAGCAAATGTATGGAGACTCGTCACTCGATTATATTATTGTATTAGTTGCGGGTATTACAAATATAATTGATGAGTGGCCATTACAAGATTATCAAGTTTATGATTTTGCCTTACAGAAATATGGAAGTGAAGAAAAAATGAATGAGGTAAAATATTATAAAACTCTAGAAATAGTAGATGATCAAAATAGACAAATCGTGCCACCTGATTTAATTGTTGATGCAGATTTTAAAATTGATGGTACTGTAAACAAATTTCCTAGTTCAATTAGATACACTTTAAAGTCACTAACAGGAAATAGGCAACTTGATGATAAAGATGAGTTTACAGTTCTGACAGATAATATTGCTCAAGCAGTGACTAATCTTGAATATGAATATACGTTGAATGAAGAAAAAAGGGAAATAAACGTGTTAGCACCTGCTTATGTACAACTGTTCATAAATGATTTGAGAGACATAGTAAGATATGATAAGAGTTCAAGTTACATATCACAAAACATAGCAGGAACTGAAAATACAAACGTAGTCAATCCATAAAAAAAGGGGGTCATTTGACCCCCGTGTAATTATTCTTCTGCTAGTTTAGCGAAGTATGATAGTGCGTCATCCTCTTCTTCTGCTACCGCAGGAGTTGGTTTTGATACAGCAGCAGTTACTAACTCTTCTGCTTCTCCACGATCAATATCCTCTTCTTCAAACTG